GCATCTCCATTAGCAATCGCACAATCTTTAACTTTATCTCCAGGACCATACACTGTTACAGTAGGTGGTGGTGGACCAGGTGGAACGGGAACATCAGGACCAGGTATAACGGGAGCATCAGGTGTCAATTCAGTTTTTAGCACAATAACTTCTGCAGGAGGAGGCGGTGGTGGAGCAGATTCAGGTTCCTCTGCAAGTGGAGTTCCAGGTGGATCAGGAGGTGGAGGGTCAGGTAGTGGTGGCACAGGTGGCACAGGAAATACACCTCCAGTGACTCCAGCCCAAGGTAATTCAGGTGGAGCATCACAGTCACCATGGGGAGGACCTTTATATGCAAGCGGCGGAGGTGGTGGAGCCGGAGCTGTTGGAGCAGATGGAACACCTAGTGCTGCTGGAGTGGGTGGTGATGGAGTAACAAGTTCAATAAATAATACGCCAACTACTAGAGCCGGTGGCGGAGGCGGACAACAATACAATAATTCTTCACGTTCTGGAGGGTCAGGTGGTGGTGGAGCATCAGGTGCTACAAACCCCGGAACAATTAACACAGGTGGTGGCGGTGGAGGTGGTGCAGGTCCGGCAGGATCCGCTCCAAACGCAAGAGCTGGTGGTAATGGTGGTTCAGGCATAGTTATAGTAAGGTATAGGTTTCAATAATGAGTATAATTAAAGTAAACGAGATACAAAAAAGAACAGGAAGCACACTTACATTAGGTGGTGCCTGCACCGCTGTGACTTTAGCGCCAGGTGCTACACAATCAGGGTTTGGCAGAACTGGAACTGTGGATTGGTGCACAACAGCTAAAACATCTCCTCTTACTGCTGAAAGTGGTAAAGGATATTTTGTTAATACATCAGGAGGTGCTGTTACAGTTACATTGCCTTCAAGTCCATCTGCTGGTGATATTGTTTCAATTAAAGATTATGGAAATACTTTTTGTGCTGCTTGTAAGGCTGTTACAGTGGGTAGAGGTGGATCAAAGATTGCAGGTTTATGTTTAGATGCAACTTTAGACACTAAAGGAGATTCAATAACGTTAGTTTATGTAGATGGAACTAAGGGATGGTTAAATATTCAAACAGACGACACAGTTCAAGGAAATGCACATATTGCAGCGACTGGTGGATGTGTTGCTACTTGTGGTAATTTTAAAATTCATACTTTTAACGCTGATGGAAATTTTGTAGTTTCAAATGTGGGACAACCTTGTGGCTCAACTACAGTAGAATATTTAGTAGTAGGCGGTGGAGGCGGCGGTGGCGGTGGAGCCGGCAGCGCTGGAGGTGGCGGTGCAGGTGGTCATAGATCAAACTTCCCATCACCAACAACTGCAGGATTACCAGTTTCAGTTCAAAGTTATCCAATAACAATAGGTGGTGGAGGTGCTGGAGATCCAGGTGGCGGATCTCCTGGTGGAACTGGTGTTAACACAGTTTTTTCAACCATAACTTCAGCAGGTGGTGGAGGTGGACGTGCGTCTCCTCCAGGAAGTGGTGATGGAGGATCAGGCGGTGGAGGTAGTTATCAAACTACTTGTGGTGGTAGTGGAAATACACCCCCAACATCAGATCCAGCAACTCCAACTCAAGGTAATAATGGAGGAACTGGTGCTCTTGTAGGTTCAGGTAACACTACCGGTGGTGGTGGCGGTGGAGCAGGCGCTGTGGGACAACCGGGTCCTCAAGGATCAGGTAGCAGAGCAGGAGCAGGTGGAGCTGGAGCAGCAAATTCAATAACTGGATCACCAGTTACTAGAGGAGGAGGTGGCTCTGGACATGGACAGTCTAGTAGTAGTAATACAACAGGAACTGGTGGATCAGGCGGTGGCGGAAACTCTGGTGCAAATGGAACGGATAATCTTGGTGGTGGCGGCGGCAGTAGTGGTCCCGGTGGTGGTAATGGTGGTAAAGGAGTGGTGATAATAAGGTATAAATTTCAATAGTTGAATGGTATTTAAAATTAATATATAAGGAGAAACATTATGGCACATTTTGCAAAACTAGGAATAAACAGTAAAGTTATAGCAGTTCACGCAGTGGATAACAAAGACTTACATAATGCTGATGGTGTTGAAGATGAACAAGTAGGAATTCAGTTTTTAGAAAGACTTCACAACTGGCCTCTTTGGAAACAAACATCTTATAATACTAAAGAAGGTAAACACTCATCTGGTGATGACTCTAAAGCATTTAGAGGTAATTATGCCGGCATAGGTTATACTTATGACGAGGATAATGATATTTTTTGGCCTCCAAAACCTTATGCTAGTTGGGTAAAAAATCTTACAACTGCTAAATGGCAATCACCAATAGGTGATGCGCCTGAGTTAACTGAGGAACAAATTAACACACATTATTATAAGTGGAATGAATCAGGTCAATCCTGGGATCTAACGGAGATAACGCCAGCAGAATAATTTTATGCAGAAGGTGGTGCTGTCAGAGATTAATTTAATTCATGGAGATGTGAAAACTCCAAAAGGTTACGAAATCAATCGTAAAAAAATAAAAAATATTATCTTAGATTCTTACGTTAATAAAGATAGAGTTAGTGATAACAAATTAGATTATTCTTATAACGATTATAAAGTTAAATATTGCCAAGAATTACAATGGCTAAAAGATTATCTAAGAGATCATTTTCAGTTAGAATATCGTTATTCTTTAATTCCTAAAATAGACTTTGGAAATGTTCTAACTCCAAACGAAAGATCTTATATTAGAAATAATGTAGATCCTATAGACTTAAGAAATGCTCCAGACTACACTTGTGTTTATGGTGTAGACGTTAATGGTGATTGTGATCTTGTTATAGAATATAATGATAATAGAAGAGCTGGAAGAACTTGGTACATACCCTTAAAAAATAATAAATATTATATTTTTCCGTCCACACAAAGATATTTTTTCACAGCTAATAAATCAAGTAAACTTAATATAATACTAACATCAACTTATGATTATCTCTAAAAATTTTTTAACTAAAGATGAGTTTGATAGTGTTGAAAAAGCCATAATGGGTGATAGGTTCCCTTGGTATTTTAATGATATGATAGTTGACGGAAACGATGGATTTCACCAATTTACTTTTAGTTTTATATTAGATGGTAAAAAAAACTGTACTTCTGTAACGATGGATATATTAAAACCTATACTAGATAAAATAAAATATAAAAAAATAAAAAGAATAAAAGCTAATCTTTTAACAAAAACTGAAAAAATAATAGAACATGGTTTTCACACTGATTATCCTAACATTACAACAGGAATATTTTATTTAAATACTTGTGATGGATATACAAAATTTAAAAATGGTAAAAAAATAAAAAGCGAGAAAAATAAATACGTAGAGTTTAATTCTAATTTATCACACACAGGATCTACGTGCACAGATGAAAAAAGGAGGGTTGTAATCAACTTTAACTACATATGAATTTAACTAATTATTATTGGTATTTTCAATCTGCTATTCCTGAGAGAATATGTGACTTAATAGTAAAGTATGGAAAATCAGAAAAACAAAAAGAACACATGGCTATTACAGGTGGTTACGGTAGGGATAGAGACTTAAATAAACAGCCTCTGACAAAAGAAGAAATAAAAGATTTACAGAAAAAAAGAGACTCTAATATAATTTGGATGAGCGACCAATGGATATATAAAGAAATACATCCTTATGTTCACATGGCAAATAAAAACGCAGGTTGGAACTATGAATGGGATTGGGCAGAAAATTGTCAGTTTACAATATATAGAAAGGGCCAATACTATGATTGGCACTGTGATAGTTGGGATAAACCTTATCCTCACGAAGGACCAACAAAAGGTAAAATTAGAAAATTATCTGTTACCGTGAGTTTAACAGATCCAAAAGAATATGAAGGTGGTGAGTTGGAATTTGACTTAAGAAATTTAGATCCCGACAAAAAACCAAACACTCACATTTGTGGAGAAATATTACCAAAAGGCTCGTTGGTTGTATTTCCATCTTTTGTATGGCATCGAGTCAAACCAGTAACAAAAGGAACAAGGCATAGCTTAGTCATATGGAACTTAGGCTATCCATTTAAATAATATGAAACAAGGCGGAAGTAGTAATAAAACGACAGGACATGTAGATTTTAAATCTGCATTTCATTTCTCATCACCAATATGGATCGCAGACGCACCCATGTTTTTAGATAAAACAATAAAAGCGACGGATAAACATATAAAGAAAGCAAAAAAAATATTGAAAGATAAAACAAAAAATGATCCTAAATGGAAAAAGAAAATTGGATCTTTTGGTCTATCTTATCACAGTGAAAGTTTTTCTAATGATCCTGAAGTGAGTGATTTAGTTCAGTTTATAGGTCAAAGATCTTATGAATTTTTAGATTGGTGTGGTTATAATATGCAACACCACAGTTTACATTTTACAGAATTTTGGGTGCAAGAGTTCAGTGAAAAAGGTGGAGGACATCATGATACCCACGTTCATTGGAACCAACATGTGTCTGGATTCTATTTTTTAAAATGCAGTGAGAAAACATCTTATCCTGTTTTTCATGATCCTAGACAAGGAACAGAAATGACAAGGCTGCCTTTAAAAGATGGAAGTAAAATAACCATGGGTCAGGGTCTTATAAATTATCATCCTAAACCAGGAACTATGATGATATTTCCTGGGTATTTACCACATCAGTTTACAGTTGATCCTGCATTAGAACCTTTTAGGTTTGTGCACTTCAATATAAAAGCAGTAGAAACATCTATATCAAAAGAGAGGAGTATGAAAAATGAGCTTCAAAAAAAATAAATATTGTGTAATTAAAGAGGCAGTCCCAAAAGACATAGCTAATTTTGTTTATAATTATTTTTTAATGAAAAGACAAGTTGCAAGAACTTTGTTTGATAAAAGATATATATCAGAATTTACGGAAGAGTGGGGAACGTGGGCAGACCAACAAGTTCCAAACACATATTCTCATTATGCAGACATAGCCATGGAAACTTTATTGCTTAGAACACAACCAATTATGGAAAAGAAAACAGGGTTAAAATTAAATCCAACTTATTCTTATGCTAGAATATATAAAACAGGTGATATATTAGATAGACATAAAGATAGACCAAGTTGTGAGATATCTACCACGATAAATTTAGGTGGAGATCCTTGGCCTATATATTTAGAACCTAGAAAAAATGTAGGTAAGCCAGAGCACCTAGGTGGTAAAAAGGGTATAACTACAAGAAGTAATAATAAAGGTGTTAGAGTAAATCTAAAACCTGGTGATATGTTGGTTTATAGAGGTATTGAATTAGAGCATTGGAGAGAAGAGTTTCAAGGTGAAAATTGTGCTCAAGTATTTCTACACTATAACGATGAAAACTCTGAATATAAGACTTCAAATATCTTTGATGGAAGACCACATTTAGGGCTACCCTCATGGTTTAAAAAGTGATATATCCTTAGACTGGAGAGAGTGTCACCACCATAACACCACACTCTCTCCTGTTTAAGGATAAATTATT